CGTGATCGGGATCTTGCGAAGCCTCCCACTCTTTGTCGCTGGCACATCTTTCACGAGCGGCGAGGCCAGCCCATCATGCTGCGGACGCGCAAACTGGCGCGTGTGAAATGCCGCGAGGTCCGCAAGGAACACCCGGACTATCGCTGCCGTGTCGGGTCGCTGTCATACGTTGCAGAATTCTAAAAAATAATTTCGGCCAATTTCGGCCAATATCGTCCGGTTTTTCGGCCAAGCGCTCACTGCTAGAGCGCGGTCATGGCGACACAGCCAGTCTGCATCACCAAGCTGCGCCAAGAAACAGTCGAGCGCCTTGCCGAACTGCCAGTCTTCCGACACGTCTTTGATTCCCGGCTGCCCCAGCTGAAGCGCGGCATGCTGCCAGCGGTGCGGGTCTATACCAGCAGCACCGCTGACTCTGTCTCGATCAACATCCCCGAGTTTCGCACGCACGTTTCGCTGGTCACTCAAGTCGTGTGCGAGGGCGACACTGACTCCGAGACTGCCGAACGCATCGACCGGCTGTGCGACATCATCAAGGGCCGCCTGCTGAGCGATGGCGACTGGCTGCAGCTGAGCGAGCGCGTGGTCAGCATGGCCACCGACTTCGACCGCGACGTTACAGGCGAGTGGCGCACCACCACAGGCACGATCACCTTCGTCCTGCAGTGCACGGAAGTGTGGGAGCCGAACGTCCCCGACTGGCTGGAAAGCCTCAAGATCGAAGTCGATGTGATCGATCCCGCAGCGGATCCCAACATCAGATTCCCTGGCCCCGATGGGCGCATCGAAGTCGATGCCCGCTTCATCAATCCCAACCCGCCATCACAGGGCGGTGACGGGAATCTCGAAGTCGACAAAGGAGACTGAGCCATGCCGGTCAGCTTTGAACGAATTCCCGCGAATATCCGAGTGCCGCTTTTTTACGCCGAGATCAGCGCACGGCAGGCAGCTTATTTCCAGCTGTTGCAGCCCACGCTGTTGATCGGCCCCATGATGGAGGGCGGCAAGGCAAACCCTTACGAGCCGATCCTCGTCACCGATTTCAGCCAAGCCGCAGGCCTGTTCGGTCCTGGCAGTGCGCTCGCTGACATGGTGGGCATGTACCGCCGCAACGATCTGGTTGGCACGCTGTGGTGCATCGCCCATCCCGAGCCATCCGGTAGCACGGCGGCGCATCTCACTGACACCATTGAAGGCACGGCTGCTGCTTCAGGCGTGGCTGCGGTTTATCTCGGCGGCGAACGCTATGCCGTCACCATCGCGCAAGGTCACACGGGTCCGCAGGTTTGCGCCAACCTTGCGGCGCTGATCAATAGCGATGCCTTTGCGCTGGTGACTGCCGAAGCTCCGGAGCCGCCACCGCCAGAAGGCCCGCCAACCGGCCCCGGCGTCAGCGGCACGATTTCCTACACGGCGAAGAACAGAGGCAGCATCGGCAACGAGATCATGCGCACATGGAATTGGCGCGGGATCACGGGCGGCGAAATGGTGCCTCCTGGCCTCACGGTCACGGCAGAAGGCGATGGCGAACTCACCGGCATGCTGCAGGGCGGTGCTGGCGTCATCGACATGGCACCAATCATCGAGGCAATGGGGGACGATGAATACGATTTCATCTGCCTGCCCTACAGCGATCCCGCTGCGCTCGATGCCATACAGGAGGAAATGAATGACGTGACCGGGCGCTGGGCATGGTCGCGACAAATCTACGGCCACGTCTTCTCGGCGAAGATGGGCGATCCTGGCAGCCTCCAGGCCTTCGGCGTCACGCGCAACGATCCGCACTGCTCGGTGCTGGGGTTTGCAGAATCACCTACGGTCAGCTGGCGGCGCGCGGCGGCGCTCACTGGACAGGCAGCAAGCTCGCTGCGCATCGATCCGGCGCGGCCTTTGCAGACACTGGTGATGGTCGGCGTGCAGCCGCCACGGCGCGGCTTCCGCTTCCGTTTGGCCGATTCAAACACGTTGCTCTACAGCGGCGTGGCCACCGAATACGAGGCCGCGGGTGCCGCTGCCATCCAACGCTGCATCACCACCTATCAGCGTAACGTCTGGAACCAGCCCGATCCCAGCTGGCTCGATGTGCAGACGCCCGCGACGCTTGCCTACATCATTCGATTCCTGCGGCAACGCATCCTGCAGAAATTTGGTCGGCACAAGCTGGCCAATGACGGCACTCCATTCGGGTTTGGTCAGGCGATTGTCACTCCGCGTCTGATCAAGGCCGAACTGATCGCCGCCTATGACGAGCTCATGAGCCTGGGCATCGTCGAGAACATCGATGCCTACAAATCCTTCCTCATCGTCGAGCGCGATCAGAACGACCCGAACCGGGTGAACGTGCTGTTGCCGCCCGACCTGATCAATCAGCTGCGGATATTCGCCATGCTTGTCGAATTCCGCCTGCAGTACCAGTCGCTTCAAGCGATAGCCGCCTAACACAGGAGGATCCGCATGGCGTGTCGAAGGATCGCTGGCGTCGCCTACGTCTACGTCGATGGCCAGCAATACCCGCTGCGAGGCAGCCTCACGATCTCGACCGACACCATCGAGCGCGAAGGTGTTGCAGGCCAGGACGGTGTGCACGGCTTCATCGAGACACCGCGCGTGCCGTGGATCGAGGGCGACATTTCCGACTTGGGCGGGCTGTCGCTCATGGCCCTGCAAGCGATGTGCGACGTGACTGTCACTGCCGAGCTTGCAAATGGCAAGGTCTACATCCTGCGCAATGCCTGGACGACGGCGGCGCGCGAATTCACGGCAGCGGATGGCCAAGCCACCGTGCGCTTCGAGGGCATGAGTGCCCAGGAGTTGATGGCAGCATGATCCTGCTCGATCCCATCGAGGCCCATGGCTCGGAAATCACGACGCTTGAATTCCGCAAGCCCAATGGTGCCGACATCCGTGCATGTGGCGTGCCGTTTAGCTTTCAGCCCACCGAAGATGGCGGCATCATCATGCATCCCAATGCAGGGCCGATCAGCGCGATGATTTCCCGGCTGTGCAACATCCCACCAAGCTCGGTGGGAATGCTGTCGGCCCCCGATTGGCAGGCTGCGAGCATGGAGCTTCTCAGTTTTTTCGGGGCATCGAGGCGAAGGATATTGTCCGACGTTGCTTCGACCTCGCCTGGGTCTGGAAATGGAATCCAACAGTCGCCCTCGAACTGAGCTTCGATGACCTGACCCTGTATGAGCACGAAACCCAGCGCATCTTGCAGACGCTGCGGGAGCAACAGCAGGAACTGTAGGGCACCATGGCCGATACAATCGAAATCAGTGCCATTGCCGAAGTCATCGACAAGGCCAGCGGTCCATTAAAGGCGATCAAGGGCGTCATCGACAATGTCACCGGCGGTGCGAAAGACACGGCTGGCTTTTTCAGCAATATGGGCGACCAGATTAAGGGTGCGTTTGGCGGCATCGGGGGCATGCTGGGTGATGCCGGTAGTGCCATTGGTGGCTTTGCCAGTCAGCTGACGCAGCTTGCGGGTCCATTGAGCGGCCTCACAGGCCTCGCTGGCCTGGGCGGCATGACGGCGGCGGTTACGAGCTTCATCAACACGGCGCGCGACATCAGCACCACAGCAACACAGATCGGCATCACGACCGATGCCCTGCAGCAATTCCGCTATGCTGCTGGCAATGCTGATCGAGCGGATACGGCCCTGCAGAGATTGCGCAAGACGCTGGTTGACGTGGGCAAGGAAGGCAAGGCGACAAAAGATACTGCCGATCTGTTCGACAAGCTCGGCATCAGCATGCAGCAAATCAAGGAAGGCAAGATCGAGCAAATCCTCCCGCAAATCATCAAAGGCTTTGAAGGCATCACCGACCCGCAGCAGCGCGCCAATGCAGGCATGGCGATCTTCGGCAAGCAATGGCTTGAGGTTTCACCCTTAATCTTGAAAGGCACCGCAGGGCTCGAAGAGGGCGCGCAAAAATTCGACAAATTCGGCAAGTCAGTCCAGACGCTGAAGGAAGCGGGCGAAGCTGGCCGCGCGATGAAAGAGCTTGGCGAATCGGTCGCCGCAGCAAGGGACACGTTTGCCTCGGCCTTGCTGCCGGTGTTCACGCCGATGCTGAAGTGGCTTGCTGACTTCGTGGAGAATAACCAAGAGCTTTTGAAGCAAGTTGCCTTGCCAGCCTTCATCGCTGCACTCACGGCGGCAATCATTCCACTGGGTGTCGCTGTTGCCACTGCACTGGGACCATGGGGCTTGCTGGCTGCCGCCATCGCTGCAGCTGCTGTCGCGATCTATGAGAACTGGGGGCCGATCAAGGAATGGATCAGCAACACGTTCGGGCCAATCTTCGAGCCGATTGAAAAGGCGTACAAGCTGCTCGAAGGCTTTGTGTCGAAATCCTTCAACGAGATCAAGACGGGCTGGCAGGAAGGCGGCCTGATCGGTGCAGCCGAGGCATATTTCAACGTCGTGTTCGGTTTCTGGAAAGATTTGGGCACGAAGGTCGTCGAAGTGTTCAAGAATATCGACTGGTCAGGGCTCGCCACGAGCGTTGGTGACTGGTTTAAAAACATCAATTGGGAAGCAGTCGGTCAATGGGTCGGCAAAGCGCTGGGCGAAGCGATCATGCTGCCGTTCAAGGCTGGCTTTGCCATCGGCGAATGGCTGACAAGTCTCGACTGGGCGAGCATTGGCAACACGGTCGGTACGCTGCTGTGGGAAGCGATCAAGCTGCCGTTCACGATCACGACCTGGGTGGCACAATGGGGTCAGGCGCTGGGCGAAGGTGCAGCGCAGATCAATTGGACGGGTGTGGTGAATGCGATCAACAGTTTCTTCGGCAATCTGGTGCTCGATTTCGTCGAGATCGGCAAAAAGCTGCTGAAGGGATTGATCGACGGCATGCTGGCATCGCTGCCGAGCCTCAGTTCCATAACCGAAGGCATCAAGGCGAAGTTTTCAGGCATCTCACTGCCCAGCTGGCTGGGTGGTGGTGGCGGTGGTGGTGGCGGCGAGGCTCCAGCTTTGCCCACGGCGGCAGCTGCCAATGAGAACACGCGACCCGGTCTGCTGGAGCGGGCAGGCGCGGCAATCAGTGGGCGTGTCCGAAACGATGTGAACGTGCGTTATACCGGGCCGCTTGAAGTAACGGCGACACAGTCTGCGAGCGGTGCCAGCGTCCAGGGCGACACGAATGTCGGGCGCTCGACCATGACCCAGGCGGCAGGCTGACCATGGCCGACTGGAAACAAAACCTGCGGCGCGCTTCCTTCCGCTCGGTGCAGTTCTATACCGAGAACTACGGCGGCGAGCATGGCAGGCGCTGGGCCGATCACGAATATCCTGGCCGTGATGTACCCTATGCCGAGGACATGGGGCGTCGGCAAAAGGTTTGGCGCTTCACTGGCTACTTGATCGGTGACGACTATCCGATGCGGCGTGACCGGCTGGTGCAGGCCTGCGAGCAGGATGGTCCCGGTGAGCTTGTCCATCCCACCATCGGTACCGTGCAGGCGGTCTGTCGCTCGATCAGCCACAGCGAGGAGCGCACACGCGGGCGCTACGTCGCCATCAGTTTCGAATTCGCTGAGGCAGGCCAGTTGTGGAGTCCCGGTGGACTGGCCAGCGTGGCCAGTGTGGTGGCAGCCCTTGCCCTGCCGCTGGGACAAGTGGCGGCATCGAGCTTCCTGCGGGGCTTCGATACATCGGGTGGCGGCAACTGGCTCACCGGATCAGCGACCGGCCAGATTACCCAGCTGGCGGCACAGCTGCAGACGTCACGCATGCCAGCACCAGGCATCGACCAGGGCGGGCTCGACCGCGCACTTGCCTATCTCAACCACAATGCGCCTCAGCTGGCCGCCTATGCGCCTTCCTTGGCCGTGGCCAGTGACACGGCCTTTGCCGAATTCACCAATGCCGGTGAAGCGGTGCCCGTGCTGAGCGCCATGCTGCGCTTTGCTGCGCCAACCTCCACCGAACTCAATTGGCTGCCAAGCTCCCCCAGGTTTTCGCCGTTCGGCATGAT